ACAAGGACTTTGTGGTAGATGATCAATTAACCGAATACTATAATAAAATTCTAGATATTAAGAATAATCCGGACAACTATATTCCTACTATTGAAAATTGTAAACTTCTTAATGTATCGGACAAAGTTAGACAGATTGCAGAGAATGAACTAGGGTTACTAACTGAAGAAACACTTCCGTTCTATATCGACAGGAAACGCAGATACGGAATTGATAGAATCAAAGATCCGTTTAATGCAAACACTCTAGCAGCACAGATAGCCACACGCAAAGATGTTGACTTTTTAAGTAGACCGTCTGATTCCGATTTAAACAGATTAATTGAATCTATTAATCAATTGAAACGCTATCCTTTACTAGTGATAGTAGATGATAAAAATGCAGAACAACAAGTTTACGAAACATATAATGTTTTTAGACATTTGGTTGACACAAAGGATCAGAGTGTACTTTTTAGATTGAGTAACGAAGTCGGTGCTAGCTTTAATGAATACGTAAAAGAAAATAATCTAAACAACTGGGTTGACAATAATACAAAAATTGTATATATTAGTAATGAGAAACTGCCAAAACTTTTAGTATCGGGCAAATGGAAACCATCGGCCGCATTAGTTTTTGGATCATTTCCTAGTAGGTACAGTGATGCATATATTACGTCACATTGCGATCTGATAATATATCGTGATGAAAGTATGAGCATGTTTAAGAGAATTTTAAGATGACAGAATGTAAACTGATTATTGAAGATGAAGTCAACATTAAGATCGAAGGACTTGATGTTGATGTTCGTCGCAAACTGTCAAATGCATTGAAGTTTGAAGTTCCGTATGCTCGTTACATGCCTCAATATAAATTAGGCAGATGGGATGGCAAGGTCGCTTTCTTTGGCATTGGCGGTACTGGTTATGTTAATCATCTTGATGTAATTGCAGATATTTTATCTAAGAATAATGTTTCAATCGGCGAGATTGTAGATTTAAGAACGCACGTTAAATTTGAGTTCGAGCCAATAACAGAAACTTATTGGGCTGATCAAAATGTTCGCTGGCCAAAAGGACACCCTGCTGAAGGCGAACTTATTATGTTGCGTGATTATCAAGTTGAAGCGATTAATTCATTTCTCCAAAGTCCGCAAGCACTACAGCAGATTGCCACAGGTGCAGGCAAAACAATTACTACAGCAACCCTAAGCCATTTGACAGAAAAATACGGACGCAGTCTTGTAATTGTACCAAACAAGAGTCTAGTAGAACAGACCGCAGAAGACTATCGTAATTGCGGTTTAGATGTAGGTGTATACTTCGGCGACAAGAAAGAACTAAACAAAACTCATACTATCTGTACTTGGCAAAGTCTTAACATCCTTGACAAGAAATTTAAGGACGGTGCCGCAGTTCTAGGTCTAGCAGAATTTTTAGAAGGCGTATCAACAGTAATAGTAGATGAAGTTCATCAAGCCAAAGCCGAAGTATTAAAAAATCTACTCACACGCAATCTACGCAATGCTCCTATACGCTGGGGGCTCACCGGCACTATACCAAAAGAAAAATTTGAATTTGAAGCATTACATGCAAGCATAGGTCCAGTTATTGGACAGATTACTGCTAAAGAATTACAAGACAGAGGAGTTCTAGCAGACTGTCATGTTAACATAGTGCAGTTAATTGATCTTCCAGAATTTAGAGATTATCAGTCAGAACTGAAATATCTAGTAACTGATGAAAACAGATTAGACTACTTAGGCAAACTTTTAAACACAGTAAAAGATTCAGGCAATACTCTAATTCTAGTTGATAGGATTAGTGCAGGCGAAAAACTTCAAAGCCTCATTCCGGACTCTGTTTTTATTAACGGGTCAGTTAAGATAAAAGACAGAAAAGAATCATATGACGAAATACAAGACGCAACGAATAATGTCATCATCGCAACCTATGGCGTTGCCGCTGTGGGCATTAACATACCCCGGATTTTTAATTTGGTACTCATTGAACCTGGCAAAAGTTTTGTGCGAGTCATACAATCGATCGGAAGAGGCGTAAGAAAAGCTAAGGATAAAGACTTCGTACAGATATGGGATATTACATCAACTTGTAAGTATGCGAAGCGCCACTTGACACAACGGAAGAAATTCTACAAAGAGGCACAGTACCCATTCACATTAGAAAAAGTTGACTGGAATTAAAAAATAAATGAGAATATTAACATTAGACAATAGGTGTTATCAATTAGATAATTTACCAGAACAAATAGATGAAGATATACGTTTTAGTGTATTAGATAATTCTGATCCTACAACGCCCGATTTTTTCTTTATACCGTTAATTTTCTTAGAATCATTCAATGCACCGGCAATGGTATTAAACATAGGCGGACATGAAATAACTATGCCTGTTGATTGGAGTATTGCAGTAGGTGATTCAGAAAGCGGTATGGATTTAGAGGTACTACCATTAACTAGTATCAATGACAGAGGGTTTGAAGCGTTTTTGTTTAATCCATTAAAAGGATTTAAAACAGATTTTGCTCCTATAAACATTGTTAATTTTTATACAGATGTTAAATGGTATTTTCCTAAAATGAAAAACGGACAGCTATTAACAGTACCTCTAACTGACGGAATCAATCCTCCATGTGCTTACTTTGTTAAAGACATAAGTAGACAGTGTGAAATAATTGAATATAGCAAGTTATTATAAGGATTAAATACATGGGTGTCAAAGCAGGTAAGATATGGGGAAATACAGAACTAATACATGCCAATGGTGTATTAGAATTTCACCGTATCGAATTTAAAGCTGGATACAAATGTTCAGAACACGAGCATAGATATAAATGGAATGGCTTCTATGTTGAGTCAGGAAAGATGCTAGTTCGTGTTTGGCAGGACGCTGATCAAAATGGTTTGATTGATGAAACTGTTTTATCAGCAGGAGACTTTACCCAAGTTAAGCCGGGTAAAGTTCATCAGTTTGAAGGCATCGAAGACGGAGTAGCCTTTGAATTGTATTGGGCTGAATTTAGCCACGACGATATAGTTCGTAGAACAGTCGGCTCAAAAATATAAATCCATATAGGAGAAAAAAATGGAAATCGTACTAATTGGTCTAGTTATTTTGCTTGGCGGCGCAGTCATTTACTTCAACCGTTCAAAAGGTTTTGATGTCAATTCCGACGGTAAGGTTGATGCAAAGGACGCATCTGCTGCTGTGACAAACACAGTAGAAGGTGTCAAGGCAGTCGCTGACGTTAACAAGGACGGCAAGGTTGACACAGCTGATGCTGCGGTAGTAGCAGAAGCAGTTGTTAAGAAGACACGTGCCGCTGTTAAGAAGACTGCTACCAAGCCTAAGGCAGCTGCCGCAACTGCTGCTAAGAAGCCTGGACGTAAGCCAAAGACAGCAAAGTAAATTGGAGACTAAACTAATTCCGGGCGAGGCTCTCATTTATGAGAGAGACGACAAGGGAACAGTTTATGCTCGTTATCGAGATCCTCCACACAACACTATACCAAGATGGGTAATCGGCGGACCAGCTGCTGCACATACCCTTCTTGGTTTTAGTGATCTTAATGAAATTCAACGTCTAGCAAAGACAAATCCAACTTTCAAAAAAGAACTTGACAAACTCTTAAATCTGTATTATATTTTAAAGGAGAGTAAGTCATGAAGATAATAGCTGGACCCTGCCAACATGAAAGTTTAGAACAGTCGCTTGAAATAGCAGAGCACTGTGCAGAGATCTGTCGTACTTGGGGCATTGAATATTATTTCAAAGCCAGTTACGACAAAGCCAATCGAACAAGTTTATCGGGTGAACGAGGAACTGGTTTGGTTCGTACTATGTCAGACTTTTTAAAGTTAAAGGCAGCAATATCAGGATTAAAGATCCTAACTGATGTACATTCGGTACAGCAAATAAGAGCACTAACAGCAACCTATTCAAGTGCTGTTGATGTATTGCAAATACCTGCATTCTTATGCAGACAAACTGATTTAATATTGGAAGCCTGTGCAACAGGCAAAATTGTTAACATTAAAAAAGGACAATTTCTTGCACCGTGGGATGTAGCAGGTATACTATCTAAGACTACAGATGCAAAAGAAGTTTGGATAACAGAAAGAGGAACTAGTTTTGGATACAATACTCTTGTTGTTGATTTTACTGGGTTGGACTATATGCTTCGTAGCTTTGATTGTCCTGTCATTCTTGACGCTACCCATGCAGTTCAAAAACCAGGCGGTCAAGGTAATAGTTCTGGCGGGAACCGCGAATACGTTGCTGGCCTTACTAGGGCTGCTAGTGCCCTAGGTGTTCAGAATTTCTTTTTAGAAGTTCATCCAGATCCTGACAACGCTCCATCAGATGGACCTAATATGATTCACTTAAAAGACTTTCAAAAAATTGTAAGTGACATTATAAAATATCAACGTAACGATCTATAATGACGACAGCTATTTTAATTCCTGCAAGATTCGCTAGTCAACGATTTCCTGGTAAACCTTTAGCAGAGCTCAACGGGGTTCCGTTAATACAGAAAGTCTTTTATCGCTGTAAGGAAACAGGACTAGATACTTATGTGCTTACAGACGACGAGCGTATTGCAAATGCAGTGCCGAGACCGCATGTTATATTATCACAAGTAGATCACGACTGTGGGACTAGCAGATGCATGGAAGTGATAGATGAACACTTACAATATGATAGATACATAAATGTTCAAGGCGATATGCCTGACATTACTGTAGATATTATTAGAGCAGTTGAGAGAGCCCTACAAAGGGCAGACGTAGCTACAGCATATACTCAAATGGATATTAACAAACGTCAAGATCCAAATGCTGTTAAGATGATACATTCGCGTGGTAGAGCGCATTGGTTTTGTAGAGCTCCTCTGTTATACGGTGATCATCATTTAGGAATATATGGCTATAACAGAGAATCTAAAATAATGTGGACAACGGCAAAACGTTTTCCAGAAGAAGAAATAGAAAAGTTAGAACAGTTGCGCTGGCTGCAGAATGATGTTAAAATAGCAGTAACTGAAGTAGAATTTGACGGCATTGAAATTAACACACCTGCGGATTTAGAAGAATGGCACAAGAAAAACTTCCTATAAATGATATACTAGCCGCTATTGATATGGGGGCCACAAATGTGTGGGATGAACTGACTCCTGAAGAAAAGAAACAGGTCAGCTTCTGGTTGCTTAATCGTTGGGCTAGTGGCGTTCGTGGTACTAGAGAAAAACAAGAATTAGCTGTATTCAAGACCAACGAGTACTATAATAAAAATTGGAACGTGCTAGGAACCAAACATCCTAAACTACAATGGCAACTGCTGTGTCTTGCAGGTAACACAAAAAAGATTGAAAGCCACCAATGGATAGGCTTTAAGCAAAAGGGATCCGCTAACTCAAAGGCAGTTAAGTTTTTGCAGACAATATATCCAAATATGAAGATTGACGAGGTGGAATTACTTGCTAGAATATCTACAAAAAAAGAACTCAGCGAACTGGCTAGAGAACATAGTATCGAAGATGCAGACTTCTGATAAGCCATATGTATGTGAATATTGCAATACAGGGTATACCAAAGAGAAGACCCTAGCTGTTCACATGTGTGAACAAAAGAGACGAGCACTTCAAAAGAACGAAAAGAGAGTGCAGTACGGGTTTTATGCATTCAATCGATTCTATAAACTAAGTGCAGGTTCTAAGAAAGACAAGAGCTATGAAGAATTTTGCAAAAGCCCATACTATAATGCCTTTGTAAAGTTTGGAAGTTTTGTATCCAATGTGCGTCCTCTATATCCCGAGAAGTATATTGACTTTGTCGTTACTAGTGGTGTAAAATTAGATCACTGGTGTAAGAATGAAATGTATGAGCAGTATGCACTACAATTTATTCTCAAAGAGGATGTCACTACAGCACTAGAACGTTCTGTCACTACTATGATGGAATGGGCTGAAGAAAACAATAGTGTTTGGAATCATTATTTTAATTATGTAAGCCTTAATAGAGCAGTGTGGCATATTAAAGATGGAAAGATAAGTCCATGGCTCATTCTTAATTGCAAGAGCGGAAAAGAAATGTTAAGTAAATTCAACGATGAACAACTAGCGTTGGTCTATCAAGTTATCAACCCCGAACACTGGGCCTTACGTTTTAAACGTCAGACCAGTGACGTTGAATTGGTGAAAGAAGTTGTAAAAGAAAGTAATCTATAAGAGGAACAAATGAAATTAGTTACACATCCAGATCCGGGTTTAGAAACAGAATGCAAAGATGTTGATCTAGAAAACCCAGGCTTTGATCCTAAAGAACTTAAACAGGAAATGGTAGGATTTATGCTTGCTAACGGTGGCATCGGTCTTAGTGCTAATCAAGTAGGACTAAATATCAAGGTCTTTGTAATGGGCGACAGTGTTGAGAATTCAACAATGTGTATCAACCCAACAGTACTACAATATACAAAAGACACACAAGATGATGTTGAAGGTTGTTTAAGTTTCCCCAATGTCTTTGTAAAAATTAAAAGACCTAAAGAAATTCTTGCTAGATTTTATGATGAAAATCTAGAAGAAAAAGTAGTCAAGATTGAAGGATATAGTGCCAAGTGTTATCTACATGAATTAGATCACTTGCTTGGTATTACTATGAAAGACAGGGCCAGTTCCTTAAAATGGGAGATGGCGTTGAGAAAGAGAAAGAAAATTGAAAAGAGGAGATAATTTAATGAAGAAGATTCTTTCGGCGTTGGTACTAGGTTTAATGTCAGCTACCGCAGCACAGGCAGCTGATGTTAGATTTATGTATAGTACTGTTGATAATAAGAACAGCACATATAGCGACAGATTTGCTATTAAGGCTGAAGAAAGCCTGCCTGACAACTACGGCGTAGATGCACGAGCAAGCGTTTCACATAATAGGTCTACAGAGGCTATAACTGCTGCTTATGAAATTGGTGCTTCTAAGAAGTTTCCACTTGATAAGAAGACCAGTGTATACTTAAGACCAGAGCTAGGTACTGTGGTTCCCTCAGGCACCAGCGGCAATCATTACGTTGGTTTTGAAGTCGGTGTTATTTCTCGTCCATTCTCAGATGAGAGATATAAGCTAAAAGCTGATCATGCTTGGATTGAAGGTCTTAACAATGATCGCACTGATGGTACATTGACTCGTGTACAAGCAACTTATGATGTAACTAGCACATTGAGTGTTGGTCCTCGTGTTGAATTTAGACGAGGCAATACTGAGTCAGATGCTATTACATTAATTCTTACACAGAAGTTTTAATGGATATTGATATAGACTTTGCGAACAGAGACACGGTGCTGGATAAACTTCAGCACCGTGTTGCTCGCCTTGAGGACGGTAAGAAACATAACACAGGTGTGTATGTAACTGAAATTCCTCATAACCCCGTTGACAATATATCGACTATTGATTATAAAGAAGCAGAAGAACGGGGTTACTTTAAGATTGATTTTCTTAATGTCAGCATATATAAAGACATACGTGACGAAGAGCATCTTACTAAACTAATGGAGACTGAACCGTTATGGGAACTTTTACAACACGATCAATTTGTAAATCAGTTATTTCATTTGAATGGCCATGGGGCAATTCTGAAGAAGACCTGCCCTACTTCCGTGGAACAATTAGCTGCCGTCCTAGCTATGATCCGCCCGTCCAAGAGGAATTTGATTGGGAAGAATTGGACGGAGATAATGAAAGATATATGGAAGAAGCCAGAGGATGGTGAGTACTACTTTAAGAAAGCTCACGCTGTATCATATGCTGTGGCTGTGA